ATTGGATTTAATTATTCAATTACCTTATGTTATAAAAACAGATGCCAGACGTCAACAAGCTGATAATAGGCGTAAGGATATTGAAATGCAATTAAGTACTTCTAAATTTGGAATTGCTTATGCTGATGGAACTGAAAAGATTACTCAATTAAACAGGCCAGTAGAAAATAACCTGATGGGACAAATCACTTATCTAACGAGTATGTTATACAACCAGTTAGGTTTAACTGAAAGTGTCTTTGATGGTACTGCTGATGAAAAAACAATGCTTAATTATTTTAATCGAACAGTTGGTCCAATATTAACTGCAACAACAGATGAGATGCATCGAAAGTATTTAACAAAAACTGCTCGTACTCAGATGCAAGCGATTACTTATTTTGCTGATCCATTTAAACTAGTACCTGTAACTTCATTGGCTGAGATAGCTGATAAATTTACACGTAACGAGATCTTATCTTCTAATGAAGTAAGGTCCATAATCGGGTATAAGCCTTCCCAAGATCCTAAGGCTGATGAATTACGTAATAAGAATCTAACTAGTGCTGTAGATCCAAATGCTGTAGATCCAAATGCTGTACCGCAGCAAGACCCTACACAAATGTCTCCAACTCCACCAGATACGACAGCTCAAGATAAGCTATTTAATGACATGCTTGATGGTATGCAATCAGATATTGATAGTATACTTCCACCATCTGGAGCATCCAAAGGAGATGCTTAAAATGAGTAAAGTTGATGATTTTCTTCAACATTATGCTTCTGAATTTTATGATGCAGAAAAAGCTCATGCGTATTATCTTAAAACTAGACAACTTAAACCAAGAACAACAAGTGGCTTAGGTGAAAAACAAAAAGAAGCTTGGGCGTATGCTAAAAATGGTATAACAGATAAGAAGAATTTAGCCGTACAAGCAGCTAAAGACGCAGAAGCAAAAAACATATCTAATCTTAGAGCACAAGCCTCTCAAATGAGAGCAAATCTCTCTTCAAGATTAAAAATGTTCGGAGCATCAAGTTCTTCAGCTGAAAGACAAAAGATTGCATCTAATTTGACATCTGCAATATCAAAGATTAGAACAGATTACAATGCAGCAAAAGTTAAACTTAACTCTGACTACGAAAGTAAGTATCAGACTGAGTATAACAATATAACTACAAAGATTGCTGGAGATCCTAAATCAAAAGGAAAAGGTAAGGCTAAAGCTAAACCAAAAGCTAAGAAACCAGCTGTAACAAAAGATAGTATCTATGTTAATGGTAAAGGAACAATAGGATGGTAAGAAATAAAGAAGGAGGAATACAAAATGGCAAAGGGAAAATTCGACTTTAGTGGATATGCCACTAAGAATGATATTACATGTTCGGACGGACGAGTCATCCGTAAAGATGCTTTTTCAGATAATGACGGAGTAACGGTGCCTCTAGTTTGGCAACATATACATGATGATCCTAATAATGTATTGGGTCACGCTCTTCTTGAAAATAGAGCAGATGGAGTATATGCATATTGTTCATTTAATGATTCAGAAGCTGGAAAGAATACAAAAATACTTGTTGCACATGGTGATATTCAAGCATTATCAATTTATGCTAAAGAACTAAAACAGCAAGGTACAAGTGTTCTTCATGGCGCTATAAAAGAAGTTAGTCTTGTCTTAGCAGGAGCAAATCCTGGGGCCTTAATAGATAACCTAAATATAGCACATGGAGATTCTTATGAAACAATAATTGAAGAGGCTATCATTTATTCAGGTGAGGAAATATCAACAGAAGAAATAGAGCATTCTGCTATCGATGATTCGGAAGAAACAATTCAGGATGTATTCAATACTTTTACTGAGAAACAGTCAACTATAGTTTACGCTATGATTAATGATGCTTTAGAAGGTGGTACTGCTGCACATTCTGATTTACCTGCTGTCGATGACTCTGGTGAAACAGTTCAGGATATATTTGACACCCTTACTGAGAAACAACAAAATGTAGTTTATGCTATGCTTGCTGATGCTTTAGATGGTGCTAATGTTCAACATTCTGACGATTATAGTATTAGTAGTAATGATCCAATGATGAGTGATGGTGAAAGCACTATTAGTGACGGTGAAGCTATGGTGGTTCAAGGCAGTTCTATGATGATTGAAGGAAACGCCATGACAGTCGAAGGCCAAGTTATGCTTGATGGTAAGGATATGATGCTAAAAGGTAATGCCATGATGATCGAAGGCAATGCCATAATAAGTCAAGGCACTGATGTGGCTAAAGGTAACGCCATGGTAATAGAAGGTAATGCCATGATGATTAAAGCTAAGGATATGATGAGTTCTGCTCAACATTCTGATATTAAAGACCCTATTAAAAACACTGATGGCGACAAGATCGCACATTCAATTGAAGGAGGAACAATAATGAAAACTAACGTATTTGATAAAACTGCTACTGGTGCTAACGACAATAAGGTGACTTTAACTCATTCAGACATGGAGATCATTTTAAAAGATGCTAGAAAGACAGGTAGTTTGAAAGAATCATTCCTTGCTCACACTGGTATAACTTATGGTGTAGAAAATATTGATTTCTTATTCCCAGATGCAAGAATGGTAAATGGCGAACCTGAAGTAATAAAGAGAGATGATGCTTGGGTAGCAGGTGTTCTTTCAGCAACAAACCACACTCCTTTCAGCAGAATCAAATCTACTGCTGTAGATATCACTGCTGATGAAGCAAGAGCTAGAGGTTATCTTAAAGGCGGCTTAAAGAAAGATGAAGTTATTAAACTTCTTAGAAGAATAACTACACCTACAACTATATACAAGAAACAGAAATTAGACAGGGACGACATCGTTGATATCACAGATTTAGATGTAGTAGTATGGCTTAAAGCTGAAATGAGAGTAATGCTTAATGAAGAAATAGCAAGAGCAGTATTAATTGGTGATGGTCGTAGCGAAGCTGATGCAGATAAAATAAATGATGATAACATCAGACCTATATACCTTGATGATAATTTATATGCTCCACATGTAGATGTAGATGCTAATCCTGCTGAGATGGTAGATGATATATTAAGAGCTAGAAAACAATATAAAGGTTCTGGTAATCCTACTCTTTACATCAGCCAAGATAACCTTATAGAAATGCTGCTTGTAAGAGATACAACTGGAAGAAAAGTGTATAGCAATATACAAGAACTTTGTCTTGCTCTTGGTGTATCTGCAATCGAAGAAGTTCCAGTTATGGAAGGTGTTCATCGTATGGGTACCGAAGCAACTCCTAAACAACATGATCTTATTGGAATAATCACTAATCTTAAAGATTATACAATAGGCGCTGATAAAGGTGGAGCAATCAACATGTTCGACGATTTCGATATCGATTACAATCAACAAAAATACCTAATCGAAACTAGATGCTCTGGAGCTTTAACTAAACCTTACTCTGCTATAGTTATCGAGAAGTTACACGTTTAATTAAAAAGGAAGGATGGTGAGTCTTTTGTTTAAAAAGCAAAAAGGAATTAGAAGATGCAGTACATGTAAGTCACAACGTACAATGGATTGTCCACATAGTTCCATATGCTACGATACAAAAGACAAACCAAACTTTATATCAAAGGAGAGATAGCAAGTCTTTCAGACAAACTACTCCATTCAAAAGGAGGCATAATTCAAAATGGCAAAGTGGTATGGAAAAGTCGGCTACGGAATAAATACTGAAACTGCACGTGGTGTATGGAGCGATGTGATAACTGAGAAAAACTATTCTGGAGATATGATTCGGAATAGTCGAAGATTTGTTACTTCTTCATCAATCAATGATAACATTAGTATGTCAAATGAGATCAGTATTGTAGCCGATCCATTTGCCAATCAGAATTTTCAATCCATTAAATATGTAGAATATATGGGAACTTTATGGAAAGTGCTAAGTGTTGAAGTTCAGTATCCTAGATTAATATTAGGGATGGGAGGGGTGTATAATGGCTAGCAGACTTGGACTGCAAGATATCCTAGAAACAATTCTAGGTTCATTAAATGTATATTATCAACCTCCCAATTCACTAATAATGAAATACCCAGCAATTGTATATTCTAGAGATACTATCAAAGAAACTTTTGCCAATGACAAC